CGTATGACTTCCTGATCGTACTGTATGCACCGAATATCGCCAGCATGAATGAGGATCAGTTATATATGCTCATGCACCACGAGCTCCTGCACATCGGAGTCGACGAGAAGGATGTGGAATTGAGATACCACATCAGCCCTCATGACATTGAAGACTTCAATGAGATCATCAGCCGTTACGGCCTGCACTGGGCTGCACTCGGCGCGGGAGGCGGTGGTTGATGGATGGCGAACGAGAAGAACCTTGAAAAAGGCAAGGCAACGAGGATTCAAAGCGGTGAGGAAGCGGCGAGAAAGGGCAGAAAAGGCGGCAAAGCCTCCGGAGCTTCCAGGCGCCGGCACAAGTCCCTGCAGGAGACGATGCTGATGGTATCAAAGTTGCCGTTGGACGACATCGGATTGAACCGGGCAAAGCGGACGGGAATCGATATTACCGGGGTGGATGAGTATGATATGACGGCACTCACAGCTGTTGTTCTCGGGCAGGTCCGGGCGGCAGCGAACGGAAACAGCCAGGCGGCGCAGGTCGTTGCGGAATGGATGGATCTTGCCACAAAACACAAGAGGGATCAGCTGGAGATTGAAAAGCTTAAGGCGGAGATAGATCGACTGAAGATGGGCTCCGGAATGGGTGATCAGGACAACGAGTTCCTGAACGCCTGGAAACAATCCATCATAGACGGGTTTAAAGGTGGTGAATCATGAACGGGCCGATGAGATATGCAAAGGACCCTGTTCTTTTTTTGCGCGAAGTCCTTGAGATGGATCCGGACGAGTGGCAGAGTGAGACGGCACTGGATGTGCAGAATCATCCGAAGGTCGCGGTCAAGTCCGGGCAGGGAGTCGGCAAGACAGCGCTCGAAGCTGGGCTGTGCATCTGGTTCCTGTGCTGCAGGCCATACGCAAAGGTGATCTGCACAGCTCCGACGATGCAGCAGCTGTACGACGTCCTTTGGGCGGAGATCGCCAAGTGGTTGCAGAAATCGAAAGTAAAAGACCTGCTGACCTGGACAAAGACAAAGGTCTACATGAATGGCGATTCGGAGCGATGGTTCGCTACAGCCAAGACAGCGACAAAGCCGGAGAACATGCAGGGCTTTCATGAGGACCACATGCTGATCATCGTCGACGAGGCTTCCGGAGTCGCGGATCCGATCATGGAGGCGATCCTCGGCACCCTGACGGGCAGCGAAAACCACCTGCTCCTGATGGGAAATCCGAATCGTACGGAGGGTGTTTTCTTCGATGCGTTCAGTAGGGACGTGGAACGATGGAAGACAAGGACGGTCTCTTCCAGGACATCAAAGCGTACAAGCCGCGACAATATCGCGATGCTCGAGGCGAAATACGGCAGGGACAGCGACGTGGTACGTGTTCGCGTAGATGGCCTGTTTCCGAAAGGCGGGGTTCATTCCTTCATTCCGCTGGAATTTGCGGAAGGATGCAGTGACCCTGTAACGGTACCAGACAGCAACATGCTGCATGTCGGCGTGGACGTGGCAAGGTTCGGCGACGACAAGACGGTCATAACGACCCGGCATGGCATGCGGGTAGATCCCCAGCTCAAATATGCAAAACAGTCAACGATGGAAACCGTAGGCAGGATACTGATCATCTGCAGGGAGTGGATCAGCGACTGGAGTAGCAGGCACCCGAACGTTTATGACATGTTCGGCGCGCCGGCAACTGGAAGATGCCGCGTCCGGATAGACGATACCGGCGTTGGTGGCGGTGTCACGGATCGCCTTCAGGAGATCGTTATGGAGGGGGGCCTTCCGATCGAAGTCATCCCGTGCAACAACGCAGGCAAAGCGCTGGACGCGCATTACGAGAATGTTGGGGCAGAGATGTGGGGGAACATCAGGGAACTGATGGAGCAGAATTTCTCCGCGAAGCTGCGCGGAGAGGAACCGGTCCTGCAGCTCCCGAAGGATGACGAGCTGATCAAGCAGCTGGCAAACAGAAAATACAAACTTACATCCCGTGGAAGGATCGTGCTGGAGAAAAAAGAAGACATGAAAAAACGGGGCCTCGGCTCGCCGGACTGCGCGGATTCGCTGGCTTTGTGCCTGTATAACCCGCAGGGCATGCAGTATAACCCCGTAAGTGGAGGAATATGATATGGCATACACAGATTCCGGCATCTGGGTACCGGATACAGTCAGCCTGGCGCAGGTACTGACAGTCGAGGATGTTTTAAGAGTGCCGGCAGGGACAGAGATGACTATAAACCTTCTCAGCGAACTGATTACAAAACATAAAAAGCTCGTCCAGTTCCGGCTGAGGCCGCAGCAGAACGCTTATGAGAAAAATGTTTATCCGTTCCTGCTCGCTCCTAGGAAGCCCGCGTACAAGCCGGACAATCGTATTCCGGTCAACTTTGCGAAATATCTTGTCGATACATTCAACGGCTTTTGCACCGGTATTCCGATCAAGGTGACCTCGGACGAAGAGAGGGTATCAAAGTATTTGGAGTTCCTGGACAGGTACAATCACATGGATGATCTCAATTCGGAGATCTCGAAAGGTGCGGATATCCAGGGGGCATGCCACGAGCTGTATTACAATGGCGAGGACGGCGAGATCGGCATCGCAAAAGTTGACAGGACGGAATCATTCTTCGTTTATGATGACTCAATCCTGAAGCGCAAGATGTTCTTTGTCAGGTACTACACTGGAACCGACAATGTAGAACGCGGCTCTTGGTCGGATGACACCTATGTCCAGCACTTCGAAAACAGGGCTGGGTATGTTTGGACTGACGATCCGTATGAACATAATTTTGATTTCGATCCTGCGAGTGAGTTCTACAACAATGCTGAGCGCCGCGGGATCTTCGAATCCGAGCTTCCGGCGATCAATGCCTACGGTAAGGCGCTGAGCGAAAAAGCGAATGACGTTGATTATTTTGCCGATGCATACCTGAAGATCCTTGGCCCGAAGGTGGATGGCAAAGACACGCAGAATATCCGGGACAACCGGATCATCAACTTCACTGGTTCGCCGGACGGTACTCTCCCTCAGGTCGACTTCCTCCAGAAGCCAAACGCGGACACGACGCAGGAGAACCTGATCAACAGACTGGAGCGCCTGATCTTTCACATCTCGATGATCGCCAACATCGACGACGAGAACTTTGGCAGCGCTTCCGGGATCGCGCTCCGGTACAGGCTGCAGTCCATGCACAACCTGTTTCTGGTCAAGTCGCGGAAGTTCACTGCATCGATCCAGAACCGGTACAAGGTGATCTTCTCCAACCCGATCGCGCAGACACACGGCGTCAGGCCTGATGACTGGATGAGCGTCAACGTAAAGTTCACGCCGAACCTTCCCGCCGACGTCCTCAGCGAAGTGCAGGCCGCACAGCAGGCAGACGGGATGCTCTCTCAGAGGTCAAGGCTCGGGATGCTGTCATTTATCGAGGACGTGCAGGAAGAGATCGACCGGCTCCGGGAGGAACAGGAAGAGATGACCGCTCAGCAGGCCAGGACAATCTACAACGATGTGGACAGCATGATCAAAGCGCTGGAGGCTGAGGGATACATTGTGATGAGGAACAGCGATGGCGCGGAAGATACAGCCGAAGAGTAAAACGCCGAAGCCCACAGCCGGCCAGTCATCGGAAGAATACTGGAGGGAGAGGGAGTCAAGACAGAGAGCGGCAAATATACACGATGAGGCAAGGTTTGCCGCAAGGATCAATAGCATCTTCCAGAGCACGCAGGACAGCATCCAGCAGGAGATCGAGAGCTTTTATGCACGCTACGCCAAAAAGGAAGGCATCGACATCGCCGAAGCTAGAAAGCGCGTCTCCCAGATTGACATGGAGAAGTACGAACGCCTTGCGGAGCAGTATGTAAATGCAGCTCATTCAGGTGGGCGCGATGTGGCTTTCTCCGAAGAGGCCAACGAGCAGATGAGGCTTTACAACGCCACGATGCGGATCAACCGCCTTGAGATGCTTAAGGCACGCTGCGGGATCCGGGCAATGGAAGGGTACCGCTTAACGGAGGAGCTGATCAACGATAGCTTGGAAGAGCGTGCGTATTCCGAATACTACCGACTCGCAGGGATCCTCGGCAATACGGTGCAGTTTAACGAAAATTTGGTCAGGTCGATCGTGAACTCCTCCTACCAGAACGCCACGTGGTCACAGAGGTTATGGCGGAATCAAGCGCTACTTTCAGAGCAGATCGGCGCGCAGCTGGTGCAGGGGATTCTCACCGGTAAGAGTTCCATGGTCCTTGCACGGAACATCCAGGCGCTGACGGGC